TGTCAACAGGAAAAGAATCTGATAAAGAATTAGCGAAACAATATAAGTCTCGTAAGTTTTATATCGTCAAAGTTATTGACCGTGACCACGAAGAGGACGGACCAAAGTTTTGGAGATTCAAACACAATTATAAGAATGATGGTATCTTAGATAAAATCATTCCACTTTGGAGAAACAAAGGTGATATTACTGACCCAATAAATGGTCGTGATTTAATCATTGAGTTAACAAAATCTAAAACAAACGCAGGTAAAGAATACACAAGTGTATCTACAATTATGTATGAAGACCAAGGTCCTGTTCATACAGAAGCTGCACAATCTAAGGCTTGGATTGAAGATGAATTAACTTGGTTAGATGTTTATTCTAAAAAACCTGTTGATTATCTTGAAGCAATTGCTCGTGGTGAAACACCAAAATGGGATAGTGAAAAAGGTGGTTATGTTTATGAAAACAACACTGAAGACACAACTTCAATCGGAGGGGCAAAGGATGAAAAACCTGCTTATGTTGACCCACAAATTGATGATGAACCTGAAGGAGATTTACCATTTTAATATTACGGGGTAGTGAAATACCTACCCCATTTTTAAACAAACAAATACATGGCAATTAAGAAAAACGATTTCAGTTCAGTAAAGAAGAAGTTCTCAACTTCTGCAAAATATAAACCTCAAAGGTTTTTCGATTTAGGGCCTGACTTCTTAGATGCTGTTGGTTTACCTGGACCTGCCATTGGACACTTGAATATGTTCCTTGGACACTCAGATACAGGAAAGACAACGGCATTAGTTAAATCAGCAGTTGATGCACAAAAGAAAGGTATTCTACCTGTATTCATCATTACAGAGCAAAAGTGGTCTTTTGAACACTCTAAGCTTATGGGTTTAGTATGCGAAGAAGTTGTTGACAAAGAAACGGGGGAATTAGATTGGGATGGATTTTACATTTTTAACAATAACTTTAGTTACATCGAACAAATTACTGACTACATCAACGAACTATTAGACGCACAAGAGAAAGATGATATTCCTTACGATTTATTATTTCTTTGGGATTCAGTTGGTTCAGTTCCTTGTAAAATGACTTACGAAGGAAAAGGAGGTAAACAACACAACGCGTCTACTTTAGCTGACAAAATTGGTATGGGTATTAACCAAAGAATTTCAGGGTCTCGTAAATCAGATTCAAAATACGAAAATACATTGGTTATTGTTAATCAACCTTGGGTTGAATTACCTGATAATCCTTTCGGACAACCAAAGATTAAGGCTAAAGGAGGTGAGGCTATTTGGTTAAATTCATCATTGGTATTCTTATTTGGTAACCAAAAAGGTGCGGGAACTACTAAAATCACGGCAACTAAAGATAAAAGAACAATTAAATTTGCCTCAAGAACAAAAGTTTCTGTAATGAAGAATCACATTAATGGGCTTGGATATGATGATGGTAAGATTATTGTAACACCACATGGTTTTATTGCGGGTAAAGATACTACTGAGGAAAAAACCAATATAGAAAAATATAAAAAAGAATATGCAGATTATTGGAAAGATATTATCGGTATAGATGGTGATTTTGACTTGAAAGAGGAAGAAGAAAAAGAAGATTAGTTTATTTGTTTCACATTTTAAATCACTGTTGTGATTAAGACATTATTAGTTGACGGAGACAATCTATTTAAGATTGGATTTCATGGGGTTAGGGATTTATATAATGAAGGAAACCACGTAGGTGGAGTATATTATTTCATTGACATATTACGTAAGTTTTTAGAGGAACATAACCACGATAAAGTAGTTGTGTTTTGGGATGGAGAGTCAAACTCTTCAATGAGAAAGGCTATATACCCACAATACAAGGCAAACCGTCGCCAAGATATGAACGAATTCAAATACGAATCATATCTAAAACAGAAAGAAAGAGTAAAACAATATCTTGAAGAGATATTTGTGAGACAAATTGAGATGGTAAACAATGAGGCAGATGACCTCATTGCTTACTATTGTAAAATTTCAACAGAAGAAGATATTATCATTTTTTCAAATGATAAAGACCTTACCCAATTAATTTCGGAGAATGTAACAATATACTCCCCTTTTTACAAACAATACTTTAAAAATGGGGATATGATTAAAATCAATAAGGTATATATACCACACTATAATATTTTAGTTGCTAAAATATTCATAGGAGACACGTCTGACAATATTGAAGGTATTGAAGGATTGGGGGAAAAGACTTTATTAAAATTATTTCCTGATTTGTTGGAAAAACACTGCACTATGGAAGAATTACTTTATATTGCACAAAATAACCAGCAAAATAAAAAATCAAAAGCACTCAAGAATATTTTGACTGGTAAAACAAAAAGTGGTATTATTGGAAATAACGTTTATATCGAAAACAAAAAAATTATTGATTTATCAAATCCTTTACTAACATATGAAGGAAAAGAATTAGTAGAACAAATCCAAACCGATACTATAGACCCTACAGATAGGGGATATAAAAACTTAATGAGGATGATGATGGAAGACGGACTCTTTAAGTACTTACCCAAAGACGACGAGGCTTGGGTAAATTTTTTAAAACCATTTATGAAATTAACAAGAAAAGAAAAAAGAAATAATAATAAAAATTAAAATTATGAAAGAACAAGATAGTACCAAGATGGAATTCTTAATGACGTTGAACGACAACATCGTTGTACAAAGATTTTTCAATGTCAGGGGATACAATCCGAAGGCAAAAAATTCTGTGGATTTCTATGATTATATCAAGGGGGTTACACAAGAACTTCAATACTATTTGAAGATGAAAACTGTTACCTACATGATAGATAACAAAGAGTCAATTTATGATGACCATTCTATTATGGAAACATCTTTCACTGAAGGACCTGAGGATTTCAACATTTATATCAAAGTTGGAGAGCAGACAATTTGTCATAGAGCATTTGATGGAAAAAATTTCCCACCAAAAGTACGTTATACAGTTGATGTGAGACCTTTTTTGAAAGATGTCTTACGAGAATTGACTGACATTTTTTCATCTCCAAAATTAAGTTTTAGATATTTGGACTTTGACTTAGGTAAGTAAATATTTAATTAAACACAGGGGCGAACAATACTATATGAACAAGAATTTTGAATACTTAGGGAACACTTTTCAACTACAATTATTAAACCAACTTATCATAGATAGAGAATTTTCATCATCAATTATGGATGTCATTGAAAGTTCATATTTTGACAACAAATATTTCAAAATCATCTTACAGATGACTAAAGAATATTATGTTAAGTATGAGTCTACCCCTAATTTTGATACTTTAGAACAGATTGTAAAATCTGAAATTTCTCAAGAACTTGTTGCTAAGATTGTACTTGACACTTTGAAACAAGTTAAGGACGCACCCTTTGAAGGTAGTATATTTGTTCAGGAAAAAGCATTGAAGTTTTGTAAACAACAAGAACTTCAAAAGGCTATGGACCGAGCTCAGAAAATTATTAATGAAGGAGACTTTGAGTCATACGATAAAGTTGAAGGACTTGTTCGTGAAGCGTTACAAGTAGGAGAAAGAGATACAGGTTTAACTGATATCTTCTCAAACCTTGATACTGTATTAGATGAGGATTTTAGACACCCAATTCCGATTGGTATACCTGGTATAGACAAACTACTTAAAGGTGGACTGGCGAAGGGGGAAATAGGTGTAATCTTGGCACCGACAGGTGTTGGAAAAGCCTTAAGTGTTTCAGAGCCTGTTTTAACACCGACAGGATGGGTAACTATGGGTGAGATTAAGACTGGAGATAGAGTAGTTGGCAGTGATGGGAAATATCAATATGTATTAGGTACGTATCCACAAGGGATAAGACCAATTTACAAAGTAGAATTTACTGATGATACTTTTGTAAATTGTGACGAAGAACATCTTTGGAGTGTCAATACTCTTAACATGAGAACAGCTAAGACAAGAGTGAAAGGTAAGGGAGTTCATAAACCAAACTATGGGTATAAAGTTGTTAAAACTTCAGACATGATGAATGACATCAAGAAGAGAGGTCGATACAATTATAGATTACCTGTGGTAAATCCTGTTGATTTTGAGGAAAGAGAAGTATCAATTGATTCTTATTTACTTGGTTTATTGTTAGGAGATGGTAGTATATGTGATGGTGGTGTCCGTATAAGTACTAAGGACGATGAGTTATTTGATTCAATCCAACACCTTGATGAACATTCATCATTCAATGAATATTATAGAACTGAAACTAAAAGTATAAAATCAATAAATTTAAAGAGCAAAATAAAAGAACGACTTAAAGTTTATAATTTATTAAATAAAAAGTCTAACAATAAATTTATACCAAAAGATTATCTTTATAATTCGTTGGAAGTTAGAGTTTCATTATTACAAGGTTTAATGGATACTGACGGATATATTGATAAAAAAGGTACTATTCAATTTACAACGGTTTCAAAACAATTATGTGATGATGTAAGAGAATTGGTATTATCGTTAGGTGGAACTGCTCGAATTAATAGTAAAATACCGACTTATATTTACAATGAAGAAAAAAAAGAGGGTCAATTAGCTTACACAATAACAATGTCGTTTGCAAATGATATTGTTCCGTTCAGATTATTAAGAAAAGTTGATAGATATTATAAGAGGGAGAAATATATTGAACAAAAATATGTTAAATCAATAACTTATTCTCATGATGAGAAGGCGGTATGTATTAAAGTTTCAAATCCTGATGAGTTATTTGTTACAAGAAATTATGTTTTAACACATAATACAACCATTTTAACTAAGATTGCAAACACGGCCTTTAACCTTGGTTATAATGTTCTTCAAATATTTTTCGAGGATAACCCAAAGATTGTTCAAAGAAAACATTTTACCCTTTGGACAGGGATTGAACCTGATAACTTGGTTCTTCACAAAGAAGAAGTTATGAGTAAGCTTGGTGAAATTCAGAACACAATGAAGAATGAGTTAATTCTAAAGAAATTACCATCAGATTCAATGTCTATGTCTCAAATTAAGAATCAGATTAGAAAAATGATTGCCAATGGTAAAAAGATTGATTTAGTTCTTTTAGACTATATTGATTGTGTGGTACCTGAAAGTACAAGTAAGGACGAGTGGAAAGCTGAAGGTTCAGTAATGAGAGGGTTTGAAGCAATGTGTCATGAATTGTCTTTAGTGGGTTGGACTGCAACTCAAGGTAACAGGTCTTCAATTTCATCAGAAGTTGTAACTACAGACCAAATGGGTGGGTCTATTAAGAAGGCTCAAGTAGGTCACGTAATCATAACAGTGGCAAAAACTTTACAACAAAAGGAGATGAACTTGGCGACAATCGCAATCACCAAGTCAAGAATTGGTAAAGATGGTGTTGTGTTTGAAAACTGTAAGTTCAATAATGAACTTTTGGAGATTGACACAGAGAGTTCAGTAACATTCTTAGGTTTTGAAGAACATCAAGAGGAAAGAAAGAGAGATAGAGTTAAGGAGTTGTTGGAAAAAAGAAAAGAAAGAGAAGCAAAAAAATCATAACAAAAAAAACAAAAAAAACATGGAAAAAATTTTAATAACAAATCCTGAGCGTTTTGTAATATTCCCCATTAAACACGATGACATTTGGGAGTTTTATAAGATGCACCAAGCGGCGTTTTGGACCGCTGAAGAAATAGATTTAACAGAAGATATCAGAGATTGGAGTAATCTCTCAGAAAATGAACAATACTTTATTAAGAACATTTTATCGTTCTTTGCGGCATCAGATGGTATTGTAAATGAAAACTTGGCTGAGAACTTTTATAGAGAGGTTCAATATCCTGAAGCAAAATTCTTTTATGGTATGCAATTAGCTATGGAAAATATTCATAGCTTAATGTACTCACTTTTGATTGATACATATATTTCAAACGAAGATGAGAAGAATAAATGTTTTACTGCTTTAGATAACTTACCTGCAGTACAAAAGAAGGCCAAGTGGGCTTTAGATTGGATTGAAAATGCTTCATTCCAAGAAAGATTAGTTGCATTTGCGGCAGTTGAAGGTATTTTCTTTTCAGGGTCGTTTTGTTCAATCTTTTGGTTAAAATCAAGAGGAATTATGCAAGGGTTATGTAATGCAAATACTTTAATTTTTAAAGATGAAAACTTACACTGTGACTTTGCAATCCATTTGGTAAACAATCACTTAGAAAACAAACCAACTGAAAAAAGAATTAGAGAAATTTTATTATCTGCACTTGAGATTGAAAAAGAATTTATTACTGAATCATTGCCTGTATCACTTATTGGTATGAATTCAAACTTAATGAAACAATATCTTGAGTTTGTTGTTGATGGTCTTTTACTTAAATTTGGATGTAAAAAAGAATTTAATGTTGAGCAACCATTCAAATTCATGGAACAAATTGCAATTGAAACAAAAGGTAACTTCTTTGAGGGAAGAACTGTAGAATACCAAAAAGCTAAATTAAACGAGGCAATTTCATTTGTCGACGATTTTTAATATTATAAAATTATGATGTCATTAAAGATTAAAAAAAGAGGGGGAGAGGACGTTGTGTTTAATCCACAGAAAATTTATAACAGAATTAAAAAAGCTGCGAAAGGATTAAATGTAAACTCTGATGAGATTTTCATCAAAGTAATTACGTCAATTCCTACTGAAGGTTTTATTACTACTAAAGAATTGGATAAGTTAGTATGTGAGATTGCAGCATCATATACAGGTAGTCACTACGACTACTCAAGATTATCTTCTTCAGTTGCAATATCTTCGTACCATAAAGAAACTGACCCAAGTTTTTCAAATACAATGAGCATGTTACATGTTGACGGTATTGTTCATGACAAACTTATTGAAACCATTGAAAGATATGGTGCGGATAACATAGATGCGGTTATCAATCATGAGAATGATTATGATTTTGATTATTTTGCATGGCGTTCATTAACTGAAATGTACTTGTTAAAGTTACCTAATGGTAAAGTTGTTGAAAGACCGCAACATATGTATATGAGAGTTGCTCTATGGGTAACTAATACATTTGAGGAGGCGATTGAGTATTACAAGTCATTGTCTGACCAACTAATATCTAAAGCGACTCCAATTATGATTAACTCGGGAACTAAAGTTCCTCAGTTGGCTTCTTGTGTGTTACATTATAATAATTCAGATTCTCGTGATGGACTATTAAAAACCTTGAGTGATATTTCAACATATTCTTCAGACGCTGCAGGTATCGGTTTATCAATGTCTAACATCAGAAGTAAGGAAAGTAGAATTAATAGTTCGGGTGGATTTGCAGGAGGTTTATTAAAATACTTAAAGATTGTTAATGAGTCGTTAAGATTCTTCAATCAACAAGGTAGAAGACCTGGTAGTGCGGCTATCTATATTGAACCATGGCACAAAGATATTTTTGATTTACTTGACATCAAAAAGAATACAGGTAAAGATGAATTAAGAGCTCGTGATTTATTCACAGCACTATGGATTCCTGATAACTTCATGAGAGCGGTTAAAGGTAATACTGATTGGTATTTATTTTGTCCAAATGATATTCTTAAAGCTGGTATCAAACCATTACAAGAATGTTACGGTGATGAATACGAAGAAAACTACAATAAGGCGGTACAAATGGGTCTTGGTAAAAAAGTTAAAGCTCAGGAGATTTGGACAAAAGTTATAGAATCTCAAGTTGAAACTGGTGTTCCTTATTTATGTGCCAAGGATAGTGTTAACAAAAAAACTAACCATCAAAACATTGGTGTTATTAAACAGTCAAATTTATGTATTGAGATTGTTCAATTCACTGATGAAGAAACAACAGCTATTTGTACATTATCTTCAATGGTATTGAAAAACTTTATTGAGAAAGGTGAGTTTAATTTTAACCTACTTTATAGTGAAGTAAGAAAGGTTGTTAGAGCTCTTAATAAAGTTATTGACATTAACAGTTACTCAACTGAAAAAGGTAGAAAGGGAGGATTAGAACAAAGAGCTATTGCTATTGGTATTCAAGGTCTTGCTGACGTATTCTTTTTGATGGACTATGTTTTTACATCTGAAGAAGCAAAAAAATTAAATAAAAATATTTTTGAAACTATCTATTTTGCAGCAATTACTGAAAGTATGACTTTATGTAAAACAGGTCAATACAAACCATACGTACACTTTGAGGGGTCACCAATGTCAAAAGGAGTATTTCAATTTGATATGTGGGGATTAAATTGTGAAGAATTAGGTAGTTTATGGGATTGGGATAATCTTAAATTAGAAGTTTCTAACCATGGTGTTTGTAACTCTTTATTCACGGCTCAGATGCCAGTTGCATCTTCTGCTAAGATTACAGGTTCATTTGAAATGACTGAACCAGCTCACTCGGTATTATTTAATAGACGTGTTGTTGGCGGTGAAATCTTAATTGTTAACAAATATTTGATTAATGATTTTGAAAAACTTGGTATTTGGAGTGAAGAATTAAAGAATGAAATTATTTTAAATGAAGGGTCAATTCAAAATGTTAACTTTAACAATTATCTTGACACTGAAGATAAACACTATGATAAGAAGGTTAAAAGAATTGAACATTTGATTAATAAGTACAAAACAATTTGGGAGATTTCTCAAAGAGAACTTATTAATATGGCGGCGGATAGAGCACCATTTATTGACCAATCACAATCTATGAATATATATATGTCAAATCCAACATTGTCAAAGATAACATCTTCACATTTCCACTCGTGGGAAAAAGGATTAAAGACTTTATGTTACTATGTGAGAACTAAAGCGATTTCAACAGGGGCTAAACACTTAGCATTAGACTTATCTAAGATTGAAAAACAAGTCTCAAAAGTTGAAACACCAAAAGTAGATTACCTTGAAACGGGTTTAACACAAAAACCTGAAGATAGTCCATTTGAGTGTTTTGGATGTTCAGCTTAAATAATTAATAATCCCGACTAATAATCGGGATTATTTGTTTTTATGTATTTATAAGAAAAAGTAGGATAGTATATTTATATATATGGCAAACGGTGTTACATATGGAATTAGTTTTCCGTTCAGAGATTCTGTACGAGGAGACTATTTGGAATTAACTGAATTACAATCCCAAGAAATAAAATCAGACCTTATTCATTTATTATTAACAAGAAAAGGGTCAAGATATTTTTTACCCGCATTTGGTACAAGATTATATGAATTTCTTTTTGAACCTTTTGATGGATTAACGTTTAATGCTATTGAATCTGATATTAGAGATGCAATTGAGAATTTTATGCCAAACTTATTGGTTAATAGTTTATCAATAACACCTGCTGACCCACAAGAAGAATTAGACATTGGAACGGGGCAAAATTTAGCAGGAACAAGTGAATCGTCAATTTATCGATTTCCTGGTAAAGGAACTTCAGAGTATACTGCAAAAATAAGACTAGACTACTCAACTAACAACTCAACATTTGCTCAGAGCGATTTTGTGATTATCAATATTTAATATAGATGGCAAATAATAAAATATCATATGCGACCAGAGATTATCAAGCGATAAGAACTGAACTTTTAAATTACGTAAGGACATATTATCCTGAATTAATACAGGATTTTAATGATGCTTCTGTATTCTCAGTTTTTTTAGATTTAAATGCTGCGGTTGCTGATAACTTAAATTATAATATTGATAGAAGTTTACAAGAAACAGTACTTCAATATGCTCAACAAAGGTCTTCAATTTATAACATTGCAAGAACTTATGGTTTAAAATTGCCAGGGCAAAGACCGTCGGTGTCTTTAGTGGATTTTTCAATTACAGTACCTGCATTTGGAGATAAAGAAGATGAAAGATACCTTGGAACATTAACAAGAGGTTCACAAGTTGTGGGTGCTGGAGTTGTATTTGAAAATGTTTATGATATTGACTTTGCATCTCCATACAATGCTCAAGGGTTCCCTAATAGATTAAAAATACCTAATTTCAATTCAAATAACGTTCTTGTTAATTATACAATTACTAAAAGAGAAATTGTTGTAAATGGTGTTACTAAAGTATTCAAAAGAGTTATTGGAGCAAATGACGTAAAACCTTTCTTTGAATTGTTCTTGCCTGAAAAGAATGTGTTAGGTATAACAAGTGTATTATTGAAAAATGGCACAGAATATACAAATACTCCAACAACTGCCGAATTCTTGGGCTTAGAAAACAGATGGTATGAGGTTGATGCGTTAGCGGAAGATAGAGTCTTTATTGAAGACCCTACAAAAGTTTCAGACCAACCAGGTATTAAAGTTGGAAGGTATATTCAAACACAAAATAGATTTATAACTGAATATACTCCTGAAGGATTTAAAAAGATGACATTTGGTGGTGGGACAAACACGGCTCAAGACCAATTGAATCAATTTACAACTTTAGGAACGACATTAGAATTACAAAAATATTCTAATAACTTTTCATTAGGTTCTACTTTAACACCAAACTCAACTTTATTTATTCAATATAGAATTGGGGGAGGTTTAGCGACAAACTTAGGAACAAATGTTATTAATCAAATTGGAACTGTTTCATTTTTTGTAAATGGACCATCAGAGACAACTAACTCTTCAGTTGTTAATTCATTAAGATGTGTAAACGTAACTGCAGCTGTTGGTGGTGCAGGTGTGCCTTCATTAGAAGAAATTAGAAATTATGTTTCATTTAACTTTGCGGCACAAAAAAGGGCTGTAACAGTTCAAGACTATGAATCTATTATTAGAAACATGCCAGCTCAATACGGAGCACCTGCTAAAGTATCAATTACAGAAAATGACAACAAGATATTAATTCAAATTTTATCTTATGATACTTCAGGAAAATTAACAAACATTGTATCAAATACCTTAAGACAAAATATCGCAAATTATTTATCAAACTATAGAATGATGAATGATTATATTTCAATCTTTACGGCTGAGGTTATTGACCTTAGTGTTGATGTTGCTATTGTATTAGACTCAGCTCAAAACTCAGGACAAGTTATTTCAAGTGTTGTGGATAAAATATCTGAATACTTTAATCCATTAACAAGACAACTTGGACAAAATGTTTATCTATCTGAATTAAGAAGTATTGTCCAAAATACAAATGGTGTATTAACAGTTGCAAATATTGATGTAATCAATGAAGTTGGAGGACAATATTCTTCTGCGGAAACATCTATGGTATATTCAAATCCTGAAATAAAATTGATAGGACCTGTTGATGATACAATATTTGCCCAACCATCACAAATTTATCAAATAAGATACCCTAATAAAGATATTAGAGTATCTGTTAAGAATTTCCAATCAATTACTTTCTCTTAACAAGTTTATTTATTTCTTCTTTAGTTTATAATTTAAAGGTGTGGGTTTAATTTAAAAAATTCCACATAAACTATTTATTAATTAAAGAGATTTAATGGGTCAATCATATAGAATAAGGACTGGATTAGGAATCAACAAAACAATCAATGTACAATTAGACCAACAGTTTGATTTTTTAGAGATACTTTCTTTAAAAATTCAACAAGAAGACGTGTACACTAGAAGTTGTGCTAACTATGGTGTTGTTGTTGGTAGAGTTACCGCAAACAATGGTTTGGGGATACCAAATGCAAGAGTATCTGTGTTTATTCCTATCACTAATGTAGACCAATCAAATCCATATATTTCAAGTATATATCCTTATAAGTCTTTAACAGACAAAAACGAAGATGGGTATAGGTATAATTTATTACCATATGAACAATCATATTCAACACATGCCGCGACAGGGACATTTCCATCAAGACAAGATGTTTTAACGGGAGCAACCGCCATAGAAATTTACGACAAGTACTACAAGTATACTGCAAAAACAAATGAGAGTGGCGACTACATGATAATGGGCGTCCCATTAGGATATCAAACCATGTTGATGGATGTTGATTTATCAGACATTGGTGAATTTTCTTTAACACCTCAAGATTTGATTAGAATTGGTAGGGCAACTCCTTCACAAGTTGCTGGAGGAAGATTTAGAACATCAACTGATTTAAGCTCATTACCTCAAATAGTAACTATTACAAAAAGTTTGGAGGTATCACCTCTATGGGGTGACCCTGAAATATGTGATATTGCAATTAATAGATTAGATTTTGATTTAAGAGGAGATACAAACATTGATATTCAACCAACATCTGTATTTATGGGGTCATTATTTTCTTCACCTGATGAATATAGAGTTAGAGATAATTGTGAGCCACGAGATGATTTAGGAAATTTATGTGATTTAGTGTCAGGTCCTGGACAAATACTTGCAATAAGACAAACAATACAAATGGACACGGATGGAAATCCTGTATTGGAGGTTTATGCTTTAGAAAATTCAGGAAACGTTATTGACCAAGATGGTACGTGGTTAGTTGAAATGCCGATGAACCTTGATTATTTTGTTACTAACGAATTTGGAGAAAAAATATTATCAAATGACCCAACTATTGGTATCCCAACTAAAGCAAAATATAGATTCAAAGTTAAGTGGGAACAACCCGCAACATTAAGTGAAATGGTTAGAAGACCATATTATTTAGTACCAAACGTTAAAGAGTATGGGTGGACAACTTCAAGTATTGACCCATCCACTTTCAATTCAAATTTAAATGCCCGAAAAAAAGTAAATAGTTCATATTATTTTGGACTTGCTTGGAGTGGTTATACCAACGGATTTACAGGCGCTGATTTTACAAATAGATTGAACGAAGTAATAAATTGTGAAGATACTTTTTATGAATTTAATTTTAATAAAGTATATACTATTTCATCTTTAATTGACGAATATAAAAAAGGAAATGCTAAAGGTAAATTTATAGGAATCAAAGAAATTGATGATAATTCATGTGCGAGTAATGTTAATAAATTCCCTGTGAATGATGGTTTTAGAAACTTTGATTTATTATATTTTATATTTTCAGTATTGTTTTTAGTAATACAATTAATAGGTCTTAATCTTTTAATTGTTGCCCATATTGCATTATTTTTATATAACATAGTAATTGCAATATTATGTTTTTTATGTAATTTGAGTTTTTTAGGTATTAGCCCTTTTGGGTTTTTATGCGGATTAATTCCTGGAGGACAATGTGATAAGGTAGATACTACAATTCGTTTGCCAATGATTACTTATCCTGATTGTCAGGCTTGTGATTGTGATACGGACATATCATTTAACCCAAATGAAAATTTAGATTTTCCAACTGGTGGGTTATCGTTTTTTTCATCTCCTATTTTTTATCAAAATAATCTTCAGTTGTTATATTCGGGTGCCCCATCTGAAGACATATTACAGTATGCAAACATAACAGCAACGGCATTTGCGGGTTTCAACGATAAAGCGTTTAAATCTGATATTAATAGGTATAAGTTACCTAAATCAAGTGTTGTTAAAATACCAAGTCAACCAGATAATGGTGGTTTTAGATTTTCAATTTCAAAAACTTTGCCTTTAGGTGAAAGAATTAATTTATTTAATCAAAGGAATAATTATTTTACGGGTTTAAATAAAATAAAAGTAACTTTTGCGAAACAATCTAACATCAATAAAAGTCACTTTGATAACACATTGACAATTTTAACTCCACAAAAATACAATACTGGTGATTTAATTACTTTTGTAAATCCATCAAATTCTTTTGATACTAATTACAAGTACAGTGCTAATACTATGAATGGTATCATAACAGGTATTAGTGGTACTTCATATAATAGTAGTGCATCAACAACAGTAAATGTAAGTTATGCAACGTCTCAATATAATGCATCTACAGTATCTTATTCTTTACCTTATGGTTCTACGGAAACAAATTACAAATACCCACAAGATATTGAATATTATCAAGTTATAACAGCTATAACAGTGTCAGACGCTGCTAAAATTTGGACATCAGCAACAACTCAATCAATGGCAAATATACTTGAATCAACACAAGATATTAGTTCATTTCAAGGAAGACAAAATTTTATAAAAGTTGAAGGAAATTCTTTAAAATTTAGAGACTATTATGAAGATTTTGATAACCAATACATTTTAGTACTTCAAAGAGGAGTAGACCCATATTCTCCAAAATATGATAATGAATATAAACTTGGTTTGATATTTGGTAGTACTATTGATGACCCTAAGTTTACGTTTACTGCTCAAACAAGATTAAACATTCCAATTCAAAAATTAACGAATAATAATATTTCGGTACAATCATTTGCAAATCAAAATGAAATTTTTTATCAATCATATTTCTTTAAACCTGGAATTGACGGAAGTACAACACCAGGATTACAGTATACAGGATATACATCAAGTTCTGTTGGATATTATGGAAGTATAGATGCTCAAAATACAAACACAATTTATACTAACGTATCTAATGTATCTGTTTATAGTAAAACAAGTAATGGTTTTTATTTATCATCAGTTAACAGTGGTGCGTATGATTTAAGTGAAGACATTACATCAATGGGTATAATGACAGTAAATGCTGCTGGCGGAACTTTTGGAGGTCCTAGTGTGATAACTAGTTGGGATGCCATTTCTTATTCATACTATACACAGGCGTTATATTCAAATTTTTTAAACTCACCAATGTTGATAAATAATTCAGTTAATAATGTAATGAGAACTGATAGGTTACCAACTTCAGATAAACTTGATGGAGGTTCGTGGAGTATCAATCCTGCAATATTACAACAAAATTTAAATTTTGGAGTATATGTCATTAGTGATGCTGGTGTTGACATTGTAACAACATCCTATAATAATGGCGCGGACCAAGTAACACCAGTAATCACAGGTTTACCAAATTCCATCAAAGTTTTAGAAAGTTTTAACTGTGAGAATATGGTTGGACTAAATTGTTACCAAGGTTTTGGAGATAATTTTAGTATCAATACGGGATGTACAACTTCGGATGCTGTTGAAAAGGGTTGTTATATGTTTTTAAGAAGACCTTTGCTTGATTTATTTACCGATTTAGATAATTTTTCTGAGTGGGGTTATCGTTTTAGATTTTTTTATGGTTTGTGTAGAGGAGTTTTGTCACAATCATTTGTTAACAATTGGATTAATGGTTCATTGTATGCATTTCCAATTCAAGTTGATACGTATTTCGACCAACAAAATAAACCATTACCGCCAGTATACTGTACTGATTTGGCTCATTTTGATTCAAGTACAAATAATTTTTACTTTAGAAGTAGTCCATACAGTATTACTGCAAGCAAATTTGTTGGTAAAAGAACATCAAATGTGGGGTCAATCAATGATGTAAATCTTTTGTTTCCAACTACAATTATAAATTTAGGATACAAAGATTCATTTTACTCAGAAATAGTATTAGACCCAGCAACAAAGGCTTATATACTACCTAGTATTAATCCAACAAGTTATTCAGACACTTCTGATTTAGTTAATCTTTTTGTAATTTCTAGAATAACTGATGAAGGATTTTTATCTAGAATTATATCTTTTGGAGATAATTCATTGAATCAATTATTTTCACGACCATATAAAAGAGTTGATGGTGATTTGGCCCAACTAATGTCTATCAACTCAGAAATTGGAAATGTAAGTTTTTCACCTCAGTTTTATAACAGTGTAAGCGGGGCTCCTATGACAATATTAGGAACTTCAAATGACCCAATCATGGCGGTATGGTATTCATCAACAACTGAAAATTTACAAACAAAAGATTATTTAACGCCAGGAAGAATTAATTTTAGAAGTAGTAATAACGTTAATAATTACCCATATCCGTATGGAATAAAATCACAAGTAGTTCCATTCTATCAATGGAGATTGGCAAACACTGCGACAATCTTTGGTAACCAAGATAATACTTGGGCAACTAATGAAAGTGAGATTGTACAGAATAGACCTTACCAGTCATTAGATAGAACAAGTTTGACAACACCTAATTACTTTAGAAATACAAACTCAAGTGTTAGTGATTTATATGCGAGAGGTTACATTTTTAGTGTGGATGCAAATGGTAAATATAGTCAAGTTGGGGCTTCAAGTAGTAAGTTTATTGTAGGTGCTCCTTTCCAATTTTATTTTGGAACTGTAAAAGGCGCTACGGCATTAGATAAATTTAAAACAAAATACTCAGTAGGTGAATAAATATACCATCATACCAAGTAGTCAAGAATATAAGTCAGCACCATATGTTGACCAAGATATTACTATTTCATTAGAAGGACAAAGTCAACAAATGGTTGAGTATGATAAAAGTGCTAGTATAAGTTTAGCTCAAGTGTATGATGATGAAAGACAGGCTTCTACGACATTCAGACCAACATTCAAAGTGAATTACTTGTATGATAATACTTATACTGGTAGTACCAACTACAATCCTTTCTTAAATAATTTGTATTATGTTGACCCTGTTAATTCAATGTCAACAAACATATGGAAAGGTTTACCTCAATACTATGAGTTTGATTTTTATAGACCTAATGTTCAAGACCAACATGTAAATTATAAAGCAATAAGTGCTTATACATATAATTGGACATACTATATTAGTTATGCTTATAACAACAACTACGACAAACAATTATTTTATACACTTGATAATAATAATTTAACTTGGACAGCATCAACTGGTATACCATTTACAATTAATAATTCATCACAAAATGGCGCTGGATTAATTGCGTTTCAATGTATTGCACCTCATGGATTAACTGAAGGAGAATATGTTGAATTATCATTTTTTTATAATGGTAATAATTTATTCCAAGTTTTTTCTTTAGGAAATGATAGTTTAGGAAGTGATGTTTATGTTTTTAACATTTATAATTTAGGATATACAGGAACTAC